GATTCATCTGGTAGTATTCTTATTTCTATTCCATCTAAACCACTATCTCTTGCATCAAAGGCAGTTTTAGTTATGCTTGTATTGTCTATATATGCCCAAAATATTACAGAATGATTTGTGTAGCTAAATGTCATCGGCAAATCAATATAGTCGCTTGTACCATTAAACGAAGTTGAACCTTCTGATGGGAACTTTAGCGTGTCTGACTTATTAGATTTGAAGTCGAGGTATAGTTTAAGGTTGTCCTTAACAAAGGTTAAAAGGGATGCACCACCTTTTTGTAGACTTGCTGCTAATCCTAGCATTTTAGCCTATGTATGCTACGACTGATCCACTAGCTAATGTGAATGCGGTCCACCTACCGAAGATAGTTACTCCCTGTGGAAATGTATTAGAAGAGTCTATTGCATCTCCATTACCACCTGCCGTTCCTATATAGGAAGAGTTTTCAGGAGTTAATGTTGTAAAAGTAGTGTCTTCTAAAAACTGAATACCTACTATCTTTTTACCTGTGATTGCAGTTGTACCATCCTCGAATAGGCATCCTGCCTGTCCTAGTGATACGTTATTTGCTTCTGATACTGAAAATTGATGTATATTGGCCATTATTACCTCTCTTGTTGTTATGATGCCTTGCCGTGCTGAGATGATTCACATGGGCATCTACTAATAGACTAAAAGATTACAGAAACAAAAAAGGGGTCATAAAGACCCCTTTTAAGTATAAGGACTAGGTCCTACGGATTGCGGAATTCAACGATACGATCATCAAATACTTTAACACCACCATATAGCACATCGGCTACGACTTTTTGTCCTAGGTAATCCACCGAATATTCAGACTGAGTTCTGACATCTATCTGACGTGCGAAACTAACCGCAGATGGATGGAACATATAGCCCATTTCAGTATGTTGATCAGCTGCTTTAGTAATATTGGTAGATGTGTAAACAGGTACACCATAGATCTTACCAATTTCGCCTGTAGCAGCAGGAGCACCTGCACCATACTTACTAGCATCAACAAAATCGCTGATTGAAAGTAAGTGTACATATAGTGAAGGATGAAGCACCATGTTACACTCTTCAGTTGGCACATCATTCTCCATAAGAAGCTGAAGTGCTGAACGTATTTCAGAAGCAGTAATTTGATAATCAGTAGCTAGACTAACTTTATAATCTGAACTAGCCTGAGACTCTAAAAGACCTTCAATGAAGATATCAATCTGCTTTGCCAAAGCATAACCCATGCCAGAAACTTCCTTTTCTAATAGTCCAGGATTGGCCTGTGTAGCTGCCATGTCTTCCACCATTTTTGCAACGTAACGATGTTGGTCAATAGTCAACTGCGACTCGCCATGAGTGTTAGCTGAGAAACTGACAGGTGTTGAAGCCTGTTTTGCAGCATCTGCATCAGCAGCTAGTTTAGGTATGTGAAATACATCTCCTCTGCCTTTTACAAGACCGCTTAAAGATGTGTCTACTAATTGCTCGAATACGAGCCTTTTTTCCATATATGCCTTGATTCCGTCACTCCAGATTTCTGGAATATAGTTCGCAGCAGTTGTGGTTGTTACAGGACTACCCTGTGATTGTTGTGAAGCAAAAGCCATTAATTACTCCCTGTATAGCTTTTGAGGATACTTGTCCAATTCTTCTGTCTTTCCTCTGCCGTAGAAGCCGTAAAAGGATTCTTGCGTGGAGCAACAGTATTAGCGGACTTCTCCTCGTTAGTTTTAATTGTCTTACTAGAGCGTTCTGCATATTTAAGCAACTTTTCAGTTGATAGATCCTGCAAAAGCTCTCTATCATCCTCAGATAAAGCCTCTAGAGCAGATTGACGAAGTTGAGTCTCTAAGGCTTGACCTTTTTCAGCCATTACCTTTAATTCCTCAATTTCCTTCTCCCTTTTCTCGGCGAGAGTTCGCCATTCCTCTTTTTGAGCTAGTTTAGATTCCTCGTCTTTTTTCATCTTGGATTCCAACTCCTCAAGCCTCTTTTCAGCTAACTGAGCTCTTTTTCTGTATTTTTTAGATTGTACTATCTCGTCCGAAGGAGCTTGAGATGCTTCTTGAACTTCTTTCTCCTCTACAGGAGATTCTTGCCCTGTCTGGGCGACCATTTGGTCCTGATTATTTTCCATTTTTATACTCTTAACGTAACTTCATACGGAGCTAGGGTTTCTTCTATATTCTTATTGATTTGGTTTACAATTCTCTTAGCAAGTTCTTTTTGAGTATGTTTATGCAACACTCTTTCTCCTGCTATATCTCGCACTTTGTTATGACCTGCACCTTCCTGATGGTAATTCATGATCTGCCCACTACTCTTACCTTTTTCATGAGTAGCATTACCCTTGATAGCGTAGTTTAATGTCGATAGTCCTCTAGACTTTCTAGGTTCTTGAGGCTCTAACTGACTAAACATTAGACCTGATGCTCTGAGGTTTGGTTTTGTGCTATTGTACTTCTGTGCTTTGAATTTTTTATACTTCTTTGTCAACTTTGGGAATCTTTTGCCATCAGGATTTGTTGAGGTTTTTACAATAATATTGACGTGATTGTCTCGTGCGACTTTAGTTAAGTTTCTTAGAAAAGGCTTCCTGAATTGTATTATCTTTTCTAGTGATGGCATTTTTACAGGTATGCCTCTAGAATCAACAGGTACATTCGGGATTCTCTTAGGTATATGAAGTTTTGCCACTATAAATTCCTTTCTCTGTAATATTCTTGTAAAGTTTTAGCATTTGTAAACTTTTTAGGATTGTCAAGTATGTCTTCTGATGCTGATTCCCTATCTGCTACGCTTATCGGAGCTTGTATCGGAATCCATTCGTGCCTGCAATTAAATCCACCACCATCGGTTAAGGCTCCAGGAAACTGAGTCTCAATCTCGTCCTGAGTTAGTGGTTGTGCTGCTATCATTACTCTGCATATTGGCCTAGTCTTATCGTCTAATGGCCCGTTGTACCAAAACTGAGTATCCTCTGGAAGAGAAGAAACCATAACCGCATTGATACTTCGTCTATATGTAGCGAGAGCCGTGCCAAGAATACCATCGATCCTGCGTGGATTAAGACTAACCCTTCCTGCAATCTGCTGACGTAATCTATTTCCTTTGAATCCATTAGCGATTCCTTCTGATAATCCCAATCTTATCTCATCTCCAAGGGACTGAGTGTAATTGATTATCATACTTTCCTGTAATTTTCTAAATGCGAGTAGCTCCGTTTCAGAAACCCTACCAAACATGACCATGTCGTCAAGCATACTGCTAGTAGCTTTAAGATAATTATCAATAGCGTTCCGCATAAGGAGATCACCAAGCCAATAATCAGCAATAGACAAAGCTCCAAGAATTCCCAATATTTGTTCTGTGCTAAGTCCTTCTTTTTGAAGCTTTTCGGTATCTTTAACAAATTCCTCTTGAGATTTTTCAAGTTGCTCCAGATACTCAGCTATTGACTGATCTATTATCTGGTCCATCTACTGCCCTTGTTGCAATCTCGATAGTAACCTTGATGGTTCAGTTGGTTCAGGCTCCTGAGCATCTGCCTCAAATTGCTCTCTTACTTCTCTTGGAGCATCTGGATTGTGAAAATCGAACCAATCCATTTTACTAGCAAGCTGGTTCTCAAATTTCCAAGCCCAATACTGCATCTCTTCCATTGTAGACATCGGATATTGTGGCTCAAGAAAATCAACGGAGTAATCTTCAGGTAGAGTCACTCCTGCTTTTACTTCAAGGATCTTTCTGTCAATCTCGTACCTTCTCTTTTCAAATGGTCGCCATGTGCTTTCTAAGTCTGCATTCCTTTCGTCATAGTTTTCCATCTCTTGAATCTTCAAGGCCTCAGCACTTGGTGCATTTCCTGAGTCATGCCGAGCAAACTTCGCCCTGATGTGGTTGTTGTTTAGTGTTCCTTCTACTAAGAACCTTGTTGCTTCAATAATCTGAGATAGACTTCCTTGAGGTGCAGTTATTCCAAAGTTACTGCCTTCAGGAAGGTACAATATCTTGTCCACCCCTATTTTTATCCTACTTGACTGATCGACACCTGTGACATATTTCACACCGATTGCTCCTAGCCTTATCGCTAACGACAATTCCGTCATTGCTACGGACGTAGAAAGGTCCGCTCTTACGACATCACTTGCACCCTCTACCCACCAATCTCTGATCGGTTTATATCGGTGCGTAAATGTAACAGGCATAATACCATAAGGATTAATATCTCCTTCATTAACAGATACCTTGTCTCCATCCTGATTAATTAGGAAATGTTTTCCAGAAGCTTCAGGTCTATCTTCTGTCCATACTGCATAATAAGGTTTTTCGAGCTTTGACATTCCGTGATTCTCAACGGCATACATGATACCAAATGGTTCAGACTCTCCAGGAAGAAATAATGGGTCAAAGAATGGTAATAAGTCATACTCTATCTTACCCTTTAACTCATTCCATCTACTTCTAAATGCC